AGCCTCCTCGCGAATCTCTAGACGGGGCGGCATAACCGACGCCGCTCCATTCTGGGCGGATTCCACCTTCTTGTTCGGAAATGACTGGGCAGCGGGAATACCAAGGGCACGTACCTGGTCCTCGCGACGCTTCGTCTCACGCTGCATCAGCAGTACGGGGTCTTCCTCATCGTCAAGTTCGGGTGCGGGCGCACGGAAATCGGGAATACCGACCTGCGGAATAGGGATGGGTGCGCGGGAAGCCATCATATTATTGTAATTAGAGCCAGTATCCTGGAAAAGGCGGGATACATCCTCGCCACGGGGATAGGTACCTACAGATATTGTGGTAGGGGGCTGTGCCGCCTGCTGCTTGCGGAACCACGCATCCATAGATATTTCGGTTTCGCGAATGACTTCAGTGGCAAGAGCGTTCTGCGGCTTATCCTGTCCCTGAACACGAGCGACTTCCGTCATAAAATGTTGAGTGTACTTTTGGAGTTTCTCGTCTATCTTTTCGGGTAATGCCGAAACTCCCATTTTCTTCGCATAGCGTGTGCGTAAGAATCCTACAATTTTGGAGTAGTTTGCTCCGTTTAGAAACAAGTTCTGTTGCGGACCACCTGTTCGTCCGGACATCTTTCTAAACTACCAAGATATATCATAAAATTCAAACAGAACGCTGAAGAATTAGATACATAATGTTTTTAATGCCTCATCCAAAGCCCCCTTTCGCGGTGTCTCTTCGGCAAACATAATATCACGAATTTTATTGACTTGGTCGTCATTTAGCATATTTTTACAAATATCTTGGAATTCTTTGCCCTTGAGCAAGCATATAATCACTAATAAGCAAAATGTGCCACACTCGGACGTTTTCCGTTGATGACGGATATCGTTATAATAGACATTCTTACAGCCTTGGTCCTTACAGCGTTTGAGAAGTCGCGCAATTTCCTCAGGTGGCTCATATCCATAGGAATCGTAGTAGTAGGCATTTCCTTTTTCAAGGTCAATGAAGGCACATATCCAATGCGAGCCCGGCTCATCGTGCGGGTCTAGATTGAAAATAATACCAATTTTCGTTTTACCCTTCCGAGCCGATTCCTGTAAATCCAGCCGGCAGAGTTCGTTAACAATACACTTTCCCCAGGCGTTTTCGTCTTTAGCATCAAAATCAATAGGAACGGGACCGATAAACTCAAAAGACGGATAGGCAGCTTCATACTGTTTCATCACGTCTTCAATGTTGTAACTGTCCAGCCAATCAGTAGGCTTCTTGTCCCATTTCTTGGGCTTTTCGGGTTTGAAGTATTCTTTTAACTCCTTCTTCTCATTGTCCGATATTCCAGGTAGTTTCTTCACAGCACAAAACTCCGTTTCGCATTTGTAGTGTGATTTCATATTATCGCGTAATTGATTCCAAAGAGTTGTATTTGGTTGTGTGTCGACACCGGCGGCTTGCTTTCCGTTTTTCCGCGTCTTACGGACGCTTATTTTGTGCCGGGGATGGGTTTTGTTCCACGCACGTGTTAAGCGCTGAAGAGCACTATGCGGCAAACAGGTCTCCCCGTCCCGGCGGTGTAGTGCCGGATTACATTGGAATGCTGACATTACAGATACCTCCTTATAGTATAATTAGAAAAAGATAAGCCATTGTAAATGGATACATCGAATCCGTCTTGTAGTATCGGTGTAAAGAAGCGGCGCAGACATAGAGACCCCGTAATCAAGGATGTCTTTTTCCGCCGGTTCTTTGCTCCACTTATTGTATCAATTCTGATATTATGTGGAGTTTTAGCGGTTATATCAACCCCGCCCGGCACCGGTATAAATTGGGAGGGGTTTGCTACAGCGTTCGGCGATACAGCAAAGACGGTGGTAAAAGGTGGTGGTTTGCGCAGGCGATAAAATGCTCATATAATAGAGTATGGCATTTGACGCACCTTATATGGTCTCGATTGCCATTTGCGGCATGTTAGCGATTATTGTAGGTGTAACATACGGTACACTTTTGCCGAAGGATTCCGCACAAAATACGAAACTGATGGCGATCGTAACCGTATTTAGTTTTGTAGCATCATTGATTGCGTACGCCCTTGCCCTTTATCATTTTAGCCATAATCCTGGGCAAATGGCTCAGTTTATACTTGGAATCGTGATGATTATTATATTGCCGTGTACTCTTATTTCGGCAAGTATCTCCACGATTACCATAAGTAATTTAAGGGATACGTTAGCCACACGGGGACGATAAGCAGCAGCCGCAGCCGCCGCCTAAACAATTCGCTTCATAATAATCTAATATGATGAAGCGGCTTGATATACCGTTTATGTTTATTGGACCGGCGGGGTCTGGTAAAACAAAAGAGCTCCGACGGCTTATTGAAGAGGAAAATAAAGGAAAGATTACATATCCATTGGAAACCCGTATATTTACGGTCGGCGATAGTTATGAAGCCCGTGTATTTACAAGCCCATACCATTTTGAAATTGATATTCCGAACCTATCAATGCAAGATAAGCAGATTATTGGCGACCTTCTTACCAGTTTCTTTTCAAGCGGCGATGTACTAAATAGCCTACGGTCTTCCTCCCGTAAATTGGTAGTTTTACGACGTGCACATAGTCTTTCTCTAGCCGCTGCGATTCGTGTCCGTGCCATTATTCAACAGTTTGTTCTACCGCCCGAGGCGGCAGGCATGCTCTGGCTTACGGCACGCGAAATTACGGGTCCGCTTGCTCTTCTAGACGACGCCTTTGTGAGATATCGTATGCCGCGGATGTCTTACCCAACGTGGCAAACCACCGTCCCGCCATCCTTTGCTAGCCAACTTGCGTATGAAAAATGCGAAGGACGACCTGAGCGTATTGATGAGATTCAAAAGTATTTACCGAATCAAGTTCCATCCCAGTGGCCAAGGCGTATTCAGGATTTCTATGACGAAATGATTGCATCACTGATTCAGAATGCAAGGTCCGGTAGGAAGCCCGACCTCAAAGTCGTCCAGTGGCTGCGTGCTATTGTGTATCAGGCACTCAGTTTCTGTCAAACGGGACCCGAGATTATTGATAGTTGCGCCGCCGCAATTCAGCGTCAACATACGCTGCTAGAGCCCCACGTATTCTGGCTAGCGATGAAGTCGTTGACAACCGCCGAACCGCATACATCCTACCGCACCCCGCTCTCACTAGAATCAGCCGTACTCTTTTTGTTCGAAACTGTGAGAACCAATTCATCCTTGCTGCCTTTGCTACCGCCACAGACACATAAAAAAGACACGCCAGTACAAAATGAGCCAGTCGGCGCTAGCACTGCTCCAATCGGTCCCGCTGCCCCAACAGAAGCCGCAAAGGCAGCCCCAGCCGCTAAGCCCGTACGAGTTCGCCGAAGCAAAAAAGCAGATAGCTAGCGGCTGGGAACAGCAGACCATTTTCTCTTTGTTAGAAAATCCAGGAGTTCAAGGGCTCAAGTACGAGCTTTGGCAGGGAAGTACGCTGTATTTGATTACACCTATTATTGGCAAGGCTAGCGAAGTTGCACGTACAACCGATGCGATTCTCCAATGGTTAGGTGCCGCACCAGGATTTAATATTTATATATGGTTTCGTGATGATCCGCGTGAACTTAAGGCAAATCAGTGGCCGACAAAGGCACAGGTGAACGGTGGATGGACAACTGTCGGTACACCGAATATTGTAATTTATCGTAGTGAGGAGTGGGAGCGGGTACTTATTCACGAAATGATTCACGCAATGAAGTGGGATTGGGATGTTGGACCGACACCGGCACCGTGCTGGAAGATGAATAAGACGGATAAACTTAATCCGCATTTGTTTGAGGCGTGGACGGAATTGTATGCGGAATGGCTAGCGTGTGCGTGGTATGGCAAACCGTGGGATAATCAGCGTAAATGGCAGGATTTACAGGCAACACAGCTTTTAGCACGAGCGACGCATAAATGGGAGGAAAATACAAGTGTATTTGCGTATTATGTGTTGAAAGCCGCCTTAGCACCCCATTTTGAGTTTTTATGGGTTTTTGGGCAGGGAAAAACTCCAGAAGAGAAACAGTATGTTATGTGCGGATTGGTGACGCCAGAATTGGAGCGTCTGCGTGCTTTAGCAAAAAATACTGTTCCGCAGGATATGCGTTTAAGAATGAGTGTGCCAGATGTACTTGATGGATTAGAACGATGAAAAAATTGACCCATCTACAGCCAAACTGCCGATTCAGCATTCCGAAAACACTATATCTCTTCCTAGAATTTCTACTTCCTACTTCCTACTATGGGTATCCGTGGATTAACAGGCTGGATCCGATGGGCGGCACCAGCATCTGTCAAAACGCCCAATTGGGCTTCCTTCGCCAAGAAGCGTGTCGGCATTGACATTCTTGGTTTCCTTTACAAGGCGAAAGCCAACAAGACACATCCAATTACTTACATTGCGCACCTGATTGCGAAATGTAGGGAATACAATATTATTCCGATACCGGTCTTTGACGGAAAGCCACCGGACGAGAAACGTGAGACTATTAAACAGCGGAATGAGGCACGGCTGAAGAACGACATGAAGCGCCAGCAGCTGGCAACCGACATTGAGAATGTTGATATGACAAAAGAGCAGCGTGATACGCTCACGAAGGAGATTGGCAATCTCACGGCAAACTCGGTCTACGTAACGACCGATGAGCGGGACGAGGTGAAGCGGCTTCTGTATGCTTCAGGTGTGGTGTTCCTCAATGCCAATGGCGAAGCGGACAACGTATTGGCGTATCTGATGCGGCGCGGTGAGCTGGATGCGGTGATGAGCAATGATATGGACTTGCTGGCACGCGGTGTTCATACAATGATCGTTCCTGAGCGTATGGGTGTTCCAGGCGATACTACGGGCTGGATTGCCTACGAGCTGAACAACATTCTTCATCACGCTGGACTTACGTACCTACAATTCCTGGAAATGTGCGTTCTGATGGGATCCGATTATACGAACAAGGCGAAGTCGTTGCCGTTCAAGCAATCTTACTTTACTATCAAGTACAAGGGCAATCTTCATAAGGCACTTGAGTCTATCCATATTACGGATATTGTTCCGTACGATAGGGCGATTGATATGCTCAATGGGCGGGGTGAAACGGCGGAAGCCCTTATGAGCGAGAAGCAGTGGATGAAGTGGTCGCTGTGGAAGAAGGGTGATAAGGACGCAATCTCTACTGAGACTCCGTATCTAGATGAATTACGTACGAATCATCTGAAGGATATGGATGCTGATGAATTTGGTAAACTCTTTCAGTCTGATATCTTAGTGCTATAAGTCATTGTTGCTGATGTACGCATAACCATATAAAATGT